TCCTGCGCCGCTTGTCGATGCTCAAGCTCGACCGCTCGACGTGGGACACGCATTGGCGCGAGCTCGGCGACGTGTTCAACCCGCGCCGGTACGGAAAGCCGCTGTACGAAGCGAACAAGGGGCGCAAGAAGAACGAGAAAATCCTCAATCCGATTGGCCAGCTCGCTATCCGGACCCTTGCCGCCGGCATGATGAGCGGCATCACCAGCCCCTCGCGGCCCTGGATGCGCCTCACCCTGGCGGACGAGACGCTCGCCGACCAGGTCGAGGCGGCCGAGGTGTGGCTCTACGAGACGACGCAGCGCATGCTGGCGCAGCTCGCCCGGACCAACTTCTACAACGTCGCCAGCGCGTCGACGTACCCCGACCTCGCCACCTGGGGGACGCACGCGACGATGGTCCTCAAGGACCCGAAGACCCTCCTCCGCTTCTACCCGCTCCAGATCGGCGAGTACTACCTGGCGAGCTCGTTCCGCGGCGAGATCGACACGGCCTACCGCGAGTTCGTCCTCACCGTCGGCGCCCTGGTCGAGGAGTTTGGCTACGACCAGTGCACCACGCGCGTCCAGCAGTTCTGGGACCAGGGCAAGTACGACGTCCGCATCCCGGTCCTCCATGCGGTGGAACCGAACCGCGACCACGACCCGCGCCGCGGCGATTGGCGCGGGAAGGCCTGGACCGCCGTCTGGCTCGAGAGCTCCACGCCGGAGGACAAGAAGGCCGGCCTCCTCCGCAAGAGCGGCCACAGCCGCTTCCCCGGCCTGACGCCGCGCTGGACGGTCGACGGCCAGGACGTGTACGGGCGCAGCCCGGGCATGGACGCGCTCCCCACCGCGAAGCAGCTCCAGAAGCTCGAGTACCGCCTGGCGCTCGAGGTCGCGCTCATCTCCCAACCCCCGCAGAGCGCGCCGGCCAGCATCGGGGACGAGGGCGGGGTGAACAGCTCGCCCGGCGGCGTCACCTACCGGCCGAGCTCGGGCAACCCGGCGGCCGACAAGATCGAGCCGATCGTCGACACGGCCGCGATCGCCTCGGCCATCCAGCACACCGAGCACGCGATCGAGCGGCGCGAGAAGAGGGTGCGGGAGTTCTTCTTCTCGGACTTCTGGCTCGCCATCCTCAACGACGAGCGCACCACGCCGGCGACCGCCGAGGAGGTCCGGGCCAAGAAAGAGGAGCGCATGCTCCAGCTCGGGCCCGTGCTCGAGCAGATCCAGACGGAGTTCCTCGAGCCGCTGGTCGAGATGCTCTTCGACGCGATGCTCGAGGCCGGCCTCATCGACCCGCCGCCGCAGGAGCTCGTGGACGCCGCCCGGCAGAAGGGCCAGGGCTCCATCGTCTTCGAGGTCGAGTACGTCTCGATCGCGGCCGCGGCGCAGCGCGCCCTCGGCCTCACCAGCGTCCGCTCCTTCCTCGAGGTGGTGGCGCAGGGGCAGCAGTTCGACCCGCAGGCGCTCGACAACGTCGACGTCGACGTCCTGGTCCAGGACGCCGCCCGCATCCTGGGCGTCAACCCCAAGATCGTGAAGGCGATGGATGTGGTGAAGCAGCTCCGCGCCGCGCGCGCCCAGCAGCAGCACGCGCAGGAGCAGGGGCAAGCGATGCTCGCCGCCACGCAGGGGGCGAAGAACCTCGGCACCACGCCGGCGCCGAGCCCGGACAACGCGCTCGGCAACGTCCTCGCCTCGATGGGGCCGCAGGCGAGCCAGCTCCTCCCCGCCCCCACGAACCAAATGCCATGAACCCGCCCAAGCACCCGACCGAGAAGCAGATCCAGGACGCGCACCTGCGGCGCATCCAGGCTCGCATCCCGCTGTACGCCGCGGCGATCGGCGCGCTCCGCGCCGCCTCAATCCGCGGTGAGGACCTGCGCCTGTTCGGCGTCGACCTCCCGTGGCCCAAGGAGTTCGCCCCGCTCACCCTGGACGAGAAGAGGACCGTCCTCGCCCGGGCGCTCGAGCAGTACGCCAAGGAGGCCGCGGCGTGAGCCGGCGCGCGCCCCGCTCGGACGATCGCACCGTCCAGGCGCTCGAGAAGGAGCTCGGGCGCGAGCGCGCGGCCACGCGCAAGGCCGACCTGCGCTGGGCGATGGAAAACCCCCGCGGCCGCCGGCTGCTGGCGGAGCTCATCTTCGACCCGGTGCATGGGTGTGCCTTCGACGAGGCCCCGGTCACCGGCAACGGTTCAGAGGCGTTCGCGTTCGCGGCGCGCCGGGCGGTGGCGAAGAAGCTCGTCGACCGCCTCGAGCGCGAAACCCCCGAGGAGTACCTCGAGCTCCGCCGCGAGCGGCTCGAGGCGAAGCAGGAAATGACCCGGCTCCGCGAGGACGCCGCGGCTCCCGAAACCCCCGACAGGAGTGACTGATCATGTGGCTCTTCGATGTGACTCACCCCCGGTTCGCACAGGCTCCAGCCGACGCGGACGCTGGTGGTGGCGGCAACCCGGAGCTCGAGGCCGGTGGCGGCGAGGAGGGTGGAGCTCCGGAGGCCGGTGGCGAGGCCGCGAAGGGCGCCGGCGAGAAGGCCGGTGAGAAGGGCGGCCAGGACAAGGGCGGCGAGGAGAAGAAGGGCGAGGAGAAGAAGCCGGAAGGCAAGACTCTCCTCCGCCGCGGCAAGGACGCGCCAGCCGGCGACGACAAGGCCGGCGCGAAGGACCAGGAGGGCAAGGAGGGGAAGGCCGGAGCCGATGAGCTCGCAGCCTGGAACCCCGCCCTGCCCGAGGGTCAGAAGGCTGACGAGGAGCTCCTGGGCGGCGTTCGCGAGTGGGGCAAGACGCACGGCCTCAAGGGCGAGCAGCTCCAGGGAGTCGTCGACCTCGGCGTGAAGATGCAGGCGAAGCTCGCCGAGGGCTTCCAGGCGGCGCACGACAAGATGGTCAGCGGCTTCGAGGACGCCGCGCGCGCGGACAAGGACATCGGTGGGTCGAAACTGGACGGGGTCGTCCAGGCCGGACTCGCGACGCTCAAGCGATTCGCGGGGAACGAATTCGACGCCGTCGTCTCCGAGCTCGAGCGCACCGGCATGGGGTCGCACCCCGCGCTCCTCAAGACGCTCAACCGCATCCACGAAGCGACGAAGGAGGACGACACGGCCTCGAGGGTGCGCGGCGCGCAGGGCGCCTCCGGCGGGAAGTCCTTCGCAGAGCGCATGTACGGCAAGTCGATCGAGCAGGGCATGAGCCACGGCTCGAAGCAGGAGTGACCACGGGCGCTCCGGCGCCTCTCACAAGGAGTGACGCAGAATGGCAACCATCGGCAACAGCCTTCCCACGTTCCTGGACCAGATGCGGGGCATGGACCCCGACGGCGCGGTGGCGTCGGTCGTCGAGGCCCTCACCCGGCGCAACCCGGTCCTCGAGGACATGGTCGTCCGCGAGGGCAACCTGACGGACGGTGAGCGCGTCACCACGCGCAACGGCCTGCCGTCGATCGCGTGGCGCCGCTACAACGAGGGCGTCCAGCCGTCGAAGAGCCGCAAGAGCCAGTACGACGAGACGTGCGGCCAGCTCGAGGGCATCTCCGCCGTCGACGTGAAGCTCGCGCGGCTCGGCGGGAACGAGGCGGCCTTCCGGAGCTCGGAGGACCTGGCTTTCGTCCAGGCGATGAACAACGAGCTCTCGACGGGCATCTTCTACCACTCGAGCAAGACGAACCCCGAGCGGTTCCTGGGGCTCTCGCCGCGGCTCGACTCGCTGACCAACCCCTACGCCGGCCAGATCATCAACGCCGACGCGACGGCGGCCGGCCAGGACCAGAGCTCGATCTGGCTGGTCTGCTGGGGCTTCGACGGCGTGTACGGCGTCTACCCGAAGGGCTCCACGGGTGGCCTCCAGTACGACGACATGGGCAAGCAGCTCTGGGACGACGGCACGGGCAAGAAGTTCCGCGCCTGGGTCGGCACCTGGTCCTGGGATTTCGGCCTGGTGGTGAAGGACGCCCGCCAGCTCGTCCGGATCGCGAACGTCGACACGTCGAACCTCAAGCCTGACGCCTCGAGCGGCGCGTCCATCATCGACGCCATGATCCAGGCCTACTACCGCCTGTTCGATCCGAACATCGGGCGGCTGGCCTACTACTGCAACCGCACCGTCGCGACCTACCTGCACCTCCAGGCGAAGAACGCGACGAAGCAGAGCACCCTGTCCCTCGACACCGACGCCGCCGGCCGGCCGATCATCAAGATGCTCGGCATCCCGGTGCGGGTGACGGACGCTCTGAACACCGCGGAGTCGATCGTCAGCTAACCGAGCTCGAGGGGCCGGCTCGCCTCGGCGGCCCCTCGGCCCGTTCACACGAACGCAAGGAACCACGCACATGAACATCGACTTTCAGAACCTCATGTCGGACGCGCAGAACCTCGCGCAGGCGGTGGGGACGTACTACTCGAGCAACGTCATCGACCTGTGGGGCCTGGCCGCCGGCCAGACCGTGCTGCCCAAGGACGCGCTCGGCAACAGCCCGGTGTTCGACCTCGGCCGCGGCGGCGACGTCAACATCCTGGCGCAGGTGGTGACCACCTTCACCACCGGCGCCGGCGGGACGCTCCAGGTCCAGCTCATCAACGCCGATTCGGCGGACCTGCTCACGAACCCCACGGTCCTGTGGGACTCGGGCGTGATCGCGGTGGCCACCCTCGTGGCCGGCTACCGCTTCCGCGTCATGGAGATGCCCTACGGCGTCGTCCAGCGCTACATCGGCTTCAAGTTCATGATCGCCACCGGCGCGATGACCGCCGGGAACGTGACCGCCGCGATCGTGTACGACCACGACACGGCCCCCGGCTCGATGAAGTAGTTCCGCAGTTCCACCTGGCGGGGCCGGCTCGTCCGGCGGCCCCGCCTCTTTCCAGCAGCTCCCGAGGCAACGCATGGCGAACATCGAAACGAAGGCCTACCGAATCCCGCTCCAGGGCGGGCGCTCCTACTACCGTCAGGGCCGGCGCTACGAGCCGGGCGACATCGTCCACCTGCCCAAGGGCGAGGTCCCGGGCGGCTGGGAGAAGCTCGAGGACGGCACGATGCGCCCGAAGATCGGCGCCGCCGGCGCGCACGCCTGGCGCGAGATCATCCCCGGCAAGAAGGAGGTCGACGAGAACGAGCTGTCCGAGCTCGAGCGCGCCCGCAACGACGCGAAGGAGCAGGCCAGCAAGGCGGCCGAGGCGGAGCGCCGGCTCGCCGAGCTCGAGGCGCAGGCCGAGGACACCGACAAGGCCGAGCCGGCCACCGAGGAGGAGGAGCAGCAGCCGGAGGGCGGCAAGCGGAAGGGCCGCCGGCGCGCCTCCGACGAGAGCATCGACGAGTAGCGAACCACGGCGGGCGGCTCGAGCTCGCGGTAGGCGCTCGAGCCGCACGTCGACCTGGAGGGCACCGTGGCGCAGACCGAAACCGAGATCGCGAACCTGGCCCTGGTCCAGGCCGGCGCGTCGAAGCTCCTGAGCTCGCTCGCCGACGACAAGACGCCCGAGGCCGGCGCGGCGCGCGTGCTCCTTCCGCAGAGGCGGGACGAGCTCCTGTGCGACCCGGGCATCCGGTGGCCCTTCTGCACGAAGCGCGTGGCGCTGGCCCTCGCGATGGGGCCGGACGGCAACCCAGCCGCGCGCACGGATTGGCCCTACGTCTACGCCGCGCCGGCCGACATGCTCACCGCGCTCCGGGTGGTGATGCCGGGCTTGCGGAACCCGCGGCCCGAGGACCGGGTTCCCTTCCGCCTCGAGGCCGGCGACGCGCCGGCTCCGACGCCGGACATCCCAGACCCTGAGCCGGACGGCCAGGTCGTCTTGACCGACCTCGACCAGGCCGAGCTCCTCTACGACTCGCGCTGCACCAAGGTCCCCCGCAGG